AGCTGTTGAGCAGATAACGTGGAACGGAGGCTCAATTCGGTTGTCGGCGTTTGGAAATTCGCGCAAGACGGCCATAGACGCTCTCGACAAACAGATTAATGATTTGTGTGCCATTCTCGCTGTAAGCAAAGCCTGATATCGCATTAATGAACAAGGAGGATAGTGATATGCCGGACAACGAAGAACATGTTGCAGAGCAGACGCCTGACGATGGGGAGTTGGATTTTAGCTCAGGTTTCTCAACGCCCGAAGCAAAAGAGAGAAAGCCGGATGAAAAGGAGGACAAACAAGATGTCACAGAAGACAAGAGCAAGAAGGATACCGAAGGTGCTGACAAGGCATCAGAGGATAGCGCAGCGAAAGGCGGAGACGGAGACGGAAAAACAGACGGAGCCGGCGCCACAGGAGAAGAAAGTAAAACCGGAGAGCCCGCCGAAAAGAAAGTAAAGGAACCGGATACCGATCCCGATGCCGAGTTGACTGCCCAGCAACGACTTGAGAAACGCGCTATTCAAGCTGCTGAAAATGAACTCGAACCAGGTGTAACGGAAGAAAAAGAAGCCGAGCCCGAAAAGGATAAGGGCAAGAAAGAAGACGAAGAGGACGCTACCCGGGACGCCAAGAAGGAAGAGCTTCCCGAGCTGTCGGCAGAAATCAAACAAATTCTTGAAAGTCCCGATTTGGCTGGAGCCGAGATTGATACAGGGACGGGAAATATACCGTTGAAAACTTTTGCCGCCCAATATCCTGAAGTGACTCAGCAGGCTGTTATTATCGCCAAAGCCTTAGCCAAACAGAGTGCTGATCAAATCAGGAAAGAGTTAAGTCAGGTAAGGCAAGATGTTGGGCAGGCAACTTTCTGGTCGAATGTGCAGGCCAAACATCCGGACGCGGTGAAGGTCATTAAGAGCCAAGGCTACGGTACATGGTTAAAATTGCAAAGCAAGCTCGTTCAAAGAATGGATTCTTCGCCCGACCCGGAGGATGGTATTGCGGTTATTGATGCTTACAAGGAAAACGTTGCCAAATCTGGCAAGGTCAAAAAAGGTTCTGAAGCGTCGGAAAAGAAAAAGGAACAGGATGATGTTCTGAAAGAGAGTTTGACGACAAAGAAAGCTGGCGTCCAGAAAGATGATGACGATACTACGGACGATGATTTTTCAGCCGGATTCAATTCGGAGAAGTGAGGCAAAATGGCTGTTATAGATGTTGACACAGGAAAGGAGGTCCGTTGCCCGTCGTGCAACAAATTGCTGCTTAAAGGAACATTGGCACGCGGAACATCCATAGAGATGGTTTGCACTCGTCGTTCATGTCCATTGAGACAGGCAAAGGAGAAAATCAGAATAAGAGTTATGTGACATCTCGTTTTAATATCACCTGAAAGTCGTTTTGAGCTTCCGTGTGATTGTTTAGATAGAAGGAAAACAATACACAAATAGGAGGCCAAAATGAACAATACTTATGGTGCCATCAGTCCGAGAACCGCAGGGGTTGCTACGAAGGATTTGCTTGAGCGTGGTCAGCATTTAATGACGCTGGAGCGTTTCGGGCATTTCGATCCCCAGCCGAAGAACAAGACCAGGACGCGAAAATGGCGACGGTATCTGTCGCTTCCTCGCGCTACTGCTCCATTAGCAGAAGGCATCACTCCGGCTGGCCAGCGTTTGACTTACGTTGATATCGATGCCACGCTGGAACAGTTTGGCGATCTCGTGTGGTTGACCGACGTGATCAAAGACACGCACGAAGACCCGGTTCTGCAAGAGAGCATGAAGATATGCGGCGAACAGGCCGCCGAAACCGTGGAAGTGATTCGGTATAATACCCTGAAGGCTGGAACCAACGTGTTCTTTCCTGGCACAGCCACGACAAGGGCTACCGTCAACTCCCCGGCTACGAGGTCAATGTTCAGGTTGATCTATCGATCTCTGAAGCGCAACAAGGCGCGCGAGATCAGCGAAATCGTGAAGCCGGCAGCATTGGTTTCTACCGAGCCTGTTGCGTCTGCGTATTTTGCGCTTGGCAGCACGGACCTCGATGCCGATATTCGCGGGCTCTCCGGCTTTGTTCCGGAGATTAACTATGCGAATCCAAACGCCAAGATGGACGGCGAAATCGGAAAGCTGGAGCAGATGCGGTTCGTTTTGACGCCTCTCTTCGAGCCGTTCCTTGCGGCTGGTGTCGCCGGAACTACATATTTGTCTGGTGGTTCCAAGGTAACCGGGGCAACGGCATGTGACGTGTATCCGATTCTGGTATTGGCGCGGGATTCGTATGCTATCGTTCCGCTACAGGGCGAGAAAGCTGTCAATATCGGCGTGGTCAATCCCATGCATTCCACGGACGATCCGTTGGCTCAACGTGGATTGGTGAGTTGGAAGACCTATCAGGCTACGGCGATTCTGAATCACCTGTGGATAGCAAGGGCAGAGGTCGCGGTTACGTCTGATCCGACGTAACCGATATGCTGAATTCGTGAAATAGAAACAATAAAAAAAGGAGAAGTGTAAATGAAAACAGTAGCAGGGACATTTAACGGAACCGACGCCGCGGTCTATCTTTGTTTGGGATTTATCCCCGACAGGGTGAAGATTCGCGCCGTCGAAGATACGGATGCCGGGACGTTGGAATGGGATATCAACTACCGCAGCGCGGAACAGGACAATGGTGTGGTTTATCATACCGCCGGCGGCATCGTTCCGGTGTTACTGACGGCCGGACAGGGTATCGAGCCCTACGAAGGCGGGGACTTGATGACCACCGTGAATCAGACTACCGTGGCCAACGGAGAAGGTATATATCTGAAACGCGATGACAAGGATTACCGATCAAGCGACATCATCGACGGTTCCGATCTCATTGACACGTGGACGCTGGATAACAGCGGAAATCGCACGGGTCATTTTAACAACGACATCGTTGGCACCTACATTGGTGAAGGCAGTCGCGTTTGTATTGATGGCAAATGGTATGTCATCGAAGCATGTGCCGGCGCCGCTGGTTCTGGCGATAATGAGGTAACGCTGAGCAGGGCCGCCGCTTCTGGCGATGTGCAGTTCATCTCGAACATGTATGATTATTCGCCAGTCCCGATTGGCGACGTTGCTCCTGCCGGGTTCAAATGTTGCAAGACGTCAATCATCAATGTCAACGATGAATTGCAGGCGATCGAAGCCAGTCTGTTCGAGTAATCAAAACAAGCGATCGAGGGGCGCAACGACAACCGTTCGCCCCTGAGATTGCATAATAGAGGAGAAGATATGGCACGAGAATTCCCAGAGAATCAGAAACAGGGTGGCGATGATATTTCGGCCGAGGCAAGAGATGCTGAGGCTATGCGGAACAAGGGCAAACAATCCGAACCAAAAGGTGAGGCACAGACAGGTCCAGTAAGTGTCGTTGTTCCCAAGGAGGGATACACCAAGGTCAGATTTCATGTTAAGTCGCGGCCCGACGATGACGAGAATGTTGTGTTGGCGGTGAACGGAGACGTTCTGGTCATACAGCGTAATCAACAGGTTATCATACCGGACCGTTATCTTGATTGCGCCAGAAATGCGAAATATCCGCAGTTCAAGCAGATGCCAAATCAGCCTCGCAAAATCATTGGTGAAATCCTGGTATATCCTTTTGACATTCTCGGAACAGCTACGGAAGAAGAGTTTAACGCGCTGAAAGCCGAGGGCAACAGGATATCGAGAGACACACTATCAAGAGCTGCATTTGCTGATAGTTGATTATTTTCTCGGTATATCAAGTGATGGAGAATGCACATGGCGGTTAATCGATATGTCGATTTATACCCGCTGATGACGCCCGAACTACCTGGTTGCACCGAACCAATGATGTTGCAGGCCCTTCAGCGATCAATGCGTCAGTTCTGTATAGATACTGAGGCATGGTGGGAAACGCTGGATTCCGTCAACCTTGTTGAAGATCAGACCGAATACAATATCAATTCCACGTGGGATGCGGAAATCAAGCGTATCAAAGAGTTGCGAATTAATACCGAAGACAATATTGCCGCTGGCAACAAAGGTGCGATTCAAGACCATGAATTGTATGAGTTCATAACTCCTGATGCGTTGATTCTTGATGACAATCTGAAGCCCGCCGAAGATGTTACGGGCGGACTTGAAATCGAAGTCAGGATTATTCCTTCCATAACTGCCAGCAGCGTTGACCCCACATTTCTGAACGATTGGATCGATGCCATACTCGGTTGGACAATGAATTATCTGATGAGCATGACTCACAAGAAGTGGTCGAATTCGGATAGGGCCGCATACCACATGGTGCAATATTTGAAAGGTGTGAGCAATGCAAAGGCAGAAAAGGTAAGGAAACGGCGAGAAGGCCATTTCGGATTAACAGCATAAAAGGGGTGGGATGTCTTTCACTGGAACACAAGTAGAGGCCAACGCAAGGGTTCTTGCAAACGATGTTGAAGCATCATCGTGGACCGTGGCATCGAAGAGCGGGCTCCTGTTTATCAATGAAGGTGTGAGGGACGTTTATAGCCAGCATCCCGAAAGCCGACTGCTCGCAAACGGAACACTACAGGACTATACGGCAATGTCCGCACTTACCGAAACTGTTGCACTTGATGATCATTACTTTATTCCACTTGTCGAGTATTACCTTATGCGTTTCTTCACGGGTGATGCCGGTGATACGAGAGACGAGGACAGGATGAAAGAGCATCGTGATAATTTCAGCGCATTTTTCAAAGAGGATTAAGAACGGAAGTCACTAATGGCCTATGAAGCGGAGCAAAAATTTCTTAGAGAACGAGATGCCGTCAGAGTGTCGTACCGTGCCAACCGGCAAAGTGGAGACAAGGAACTCGTTCGGCAATGGAAGACATCTAAGCAGGCCCTTCAATCCTCATCTCTGACCTTTCTTGATACCTATGGCTCGGTAGACAACTATCCAACCGCCAAGACCGTCGTAGCCAGCCCAAAAGCCGACCAAAAAATCTATCCCGGAACATGGCGAGTTGCGTTCAATGATGCAGTCCGTAAGAAGACCAGCCCCATAGAGCAAGGAGTGTACCAGACCTTACGCTACGGGTATCTGGAAACCATCAGCGCTAACCCCGCAAGCTGGACAGAAGCCAGACTTGTAACCAGTGTCAAGCACCAGCAGACCGGCAATACCGAAGGCGATATAGGAACATACCTGACTGCTCAGTTCAGAAATGTATCACCACTAAAACTACAAGCCCTTGTTGCCGGACTCAATGCCACGACATTCACGAATCCAGTTATTGATACAGAAACTTACACCGGTGTGTGGCGCAATTTCGTTGTCACTGGTTCGCGTGACCAAGATGGCGCCGGAATCATAGACATTATCATGGGTGAAGCCAGATATCGATTGACCGCGTTCAGCGATCTCGGAGGATCACGAGAAGCTGAAATAGCCTATCTCTACGATGTTCCGGCAGACTTGGCTCAGGGCATCATTACTGCCTGGAAGGCTACGAACGTAAGCGGAAGCACAACCACGGCATCGAAGAACAAGAGCACAAACACCGTTGACCTCGTGTTCCGGAAACGGGTTGGCTCGAAAGTTGAAGTCTCGGACATAATCACGGCATGGAACTGTCGCTATAAGACCACCGAAGCCCAACATTACGGACTGACTCTTGCCGAAGCAGACGCGATAGAGATCACCGAACCTCCGGCTGGTGAGAGTTGGAAGCTCAGTCGCAGATATGATGAATCCGAAAACACGTACACCGTAATTATTGAAAAGACGGTTCAAACAGAACAATCCGTGGCAGAACACACGAGCAAGGATTCCGCAGCAGTCCAAACAAAAACCGACGAGACCATAGGCACAACGACTCCTGAAACCGAATTGCTGATTGCCGAAGAAAGCGGAAAGATCAAACGCCGCCGGGTAGTCAAAAATGAGAATTGCTCAAGCAATGTTCAAAGAGATGTTGACACTGGAAGGGCGATAGAAACGGTTACGAGTGTGGTTGCGCCATCAGGAACCACAACCATCACAGAAAAGACGGTTCAAGAATCCGAAATTGCTGTCCCCGGGTCGGCTCAGGGTCATATTAAACGAGTTGTAAATCAGGAGAGTGAATACTTCGATAGATACGACACTACCGAAAGCGACGAGGTTCCGACGGACCAGAGCGCCACGAGTTACGATGTCAGCAAGGCAACAGAAGTAGAGCGTGTTGTTCATAGCGAGAATGCTTCTGCATTAAGCAAACCGACAGCAGAGACAGGTAAGTTGTTCAGTCAAGATAGTCAAAGAACGCAAGCCGGCAACTACAGGACGGTTGAAGTCGAGGAAGTTCCGCAGGATCAGCCCGGCTCCATAGACGAAGATTCGGCTTCTAGTGCGTCAACGGGAACCACGCACACAGAGGGCGCGGCCATTGTTGATACATCAGCAAGCGCGAGCACGATCCGTCGTGTCACGCAAAGGCCGACCCGGTCTGGGAATGTCCAAAGTGAAGATGTTGTCGAGACACCGATAGATCAGACGGGCTCCATTAACAGGGATTCGGCGGCGTCAACAGCAGTAGGAGTCACACACACTGAAGGCGTAACCATTGCCGACAAGACAGTAGCGGCGGGCACTATTAGAAATGTCCGGGAAGCCCCGACACGTGCCGGAAATCTGGCAACTGAAGATATTGTCGAAACCCCGACAGACCAGACGGGCTTTATCGATGAAAACTCTTCCGCCGAATCCGTTGCTGGCACAACACACACCGAAGGCGCGGCCATTGCAGATGTGTCCGCAACATCCGGAACCATACGTCGTGTTGTTCAGAGACCCACGCAAGCCGGAAACGTCAGTAGCGAAGACTTGGTTACTACCCCTGCAAACCAGACCGGAAGCGAGTATGATATACTCGCTTCCGAGATAACACGGGAAGACTTAAACACTCAGGCGGCATCAGGGTTGGCTTCTCCCACTCCTGGTGATGGAGAGTTGAAGCGAGTTGTAAATAAACCCACAGAGGCAGGACTGGTTGAAACTCGCGCCGAAACCAGAACCATTGTAAACCAAGAAACTGTTCATTATGACAACAACGGAAACAGATATATAGTAATCACGGAAAAGACGGCCGATACGGCTGTTTTGCCAGACCCCAGCGCGCCAGCAGTAGGAACCGTAGAGATACGGGAAAACACGCCAACCCCATATAAGAACAGATGGAAAACCAAGTCCACCACAATGACGGCGAAGCTACAACAGACAACGGAAACTTACACCGATCGTTATGGCGACTCGTTTTTATCGCAAGGTGTAAATGCTACAGAAGCAGAGTTCGATACCGCTGTAACAAACGCGTCGCTGACAAGTGCAACCAACAACAGCATCTACAAAACCGTAAATGAATATCAGATGATAGATTACATGATCAGGAAGCAGGCTGTTAAGTTCAGCGGTTCCGGCGATTCGTGGGATGATTTTCACGATTCTTATACGATGTATAAGTATCAATTCACTACTTTTGATGGTGTGAGAAAGAGAAGACAACTCACCGTAACAATTCAAATCAAACAGACACGAATCCATACTGACGCTTACGATTGGGCTGAATCTGGTGGTGATGCAAGTGAAGCGCATAATGGAAGCGGAGTCGAGATCATAGGCGGACGATATTTCAGAGCAACGCACATAACAATTACAGATTGGGGAACATGGGTCGATGACACAGCTTAATATAGAGCAAGATGTATCCACGCAGTTGTCTAATTTGGCTGCGCAAATAGCAGACATAGAGGACGAGAGTGGTTACAGTTCGTCTATGGGCGATGTGTTATCAGCGATACCCGAAGAGTTGCCAGGGGGTACTGGTGGAATTTCGTATGATTATTTGTTTGATGGTGTTGACAAA